GGAAGAGGCCTCTCGCCCGGAAATACCTCCCTTCTCTCCGATTTCAGGTGACTACACCCGCAGACACTCCCGATGACTGCCGCTGTGGCCCTCTCAGAAGCTGTAGAAGGGTTGCCACGGATAGGACCGGCACTGAGTGCCACTTCCGCAGTCCAGGGGGCTTACGATGCGGCACAGAGGCTCAAGCTGAATCTATGGCCGTGGCAGAAGGTTGCTTTGCATGAGGGCATGGCTCTGAATGAGGACGCCACTCGCCGTTATCGAGAAACTGCCTGGATCGTTTCTCGTCGCAATGGTAAGACCAAGATTCTCGATTCAGTTGTGTTAGCTGAAATGGAAGCTGGTAGGCAGGTTCTGCATACCAGCCATAACCGGATCCTCCCCCGCAAGACGCTCTTTGGGATTGCTAACCTTGACCGCAGTCGCTACAAGGTCCGAGAAGCTAACGGTCAGGAGGAAATCAGGGACACACACACTGACGGCAGTTACAAGATCCTTGCTCCGCAGAGAGGTGCCAGAGGCCCTGACGGCGACACTCTCATCGTTGATGAGATTCGGGAGTTTGAAGATTGGGACTTCATCGGTGCAGCAGAGCCGATCACTGCATCTTCAGATGATCCCTGGGTCTGCTATCTGAGCAATGCAGGCAGTGAGAAGTCTGTCGTGCTGAATGATCTACGGCGCAGAGCTCTAGCCGAGGTTACGCCCGACTTGCTGTACATGGAGTGGTCAGCTGCTCCCGAGCTCACACACGATGACCATGACGGCTGGCTGCAGGCTAATCCGAGTATCGGCTACGGCAACCTGACCATCGAACGTTTGCAGGGACTGCATGACAAGTACATGGAGGCAGGGGAGATTTCTATCTGGGAGACAGAGCATCTGTGCCGTTGGGTAGTCAGCATGATGCCGCGACTGGTGCAGGACACGGCATGGCAGCAGTGCAGGGGCGCCATTGAGACGCCTCGGAATCCGTCAATGGGGATTTCAGTCGATCCCAACGGTCGACGGGCCTCAGCGGCCATCGCATGGGCTCAGAGCGACGGTTCCATAGCTGTCACTGTCACAGCTGAGGTTACCGGCAACCCCATCAACATCGTTGACCTGGCAGTGGACCTGACAGAGCAGGCACAGCAGCAGGGTGTGACAGTGGTTGGCTTTGACCCATGGACAGACCAGCACCTGGCTCGTCACTTCCCTGTGACTGAGGCAATCAATGGACAGGAGTTTGCTAATGCGTCAGAGCGTTTTGTCAGTAGCGTCGAAACACAGGGGTTGCGATGGCAGTACGCCGACTCAATCTCCGCAGACTTGCCCTACGTGGCGAGAAAGCAGACCACTGGCCGGGCATACATGGCTGACAGAGCCGACCCAGATCGCAGCATTACTGCTGCACTGGCCGCAGTGCGGGCAGTGTGGCTTGCAAGCAATCCGCAGATTCTGAAGCCTGCTATCTACTGACCCGACTGTCTGCCGGGGGCTTTCCTTGCAGGGTGGCTCTGATATAGTCCTGCAGTGATCTTCACTAAAGCAGGCCACCTTCAAAAGCGGGCGATTGACTCGTTTACCGATCATCCCGGTTTGACTGAGCAATTGGCTGCTATTCAGGGCATCAGACTCGACGCCTGGAATCCGCCTAGCATCCGCGAGGCTATGGCGGTTCCAGCTGTGTACCGGGCAGTTACTTTCATTGCCAACCTGATCGGCTCATTCACGATGCAGGCATGGCGCAATGACGCCCTGATGCAGACTCCGCCACGGCTTGTGTCACGTCCTGGTGTGTTCGGTACACCGCGTGACTTCTGGCGAGATTCTGCCTATTGCTTGGCTACTCGTGGTGAGTACCTGTGGTGGATTGTCAGCAGGGATGATGATGGGCTAGCAGACGGCTTGCTGTTACTGCCACCGCATGAAGTGGTGGTTAGCTGGAACGATGACCTGAAGGGGCTGCAGCGCGAGTACAAGTGGCGCAATAAAGATATTCCTGCAGACGACATTGAGCACGGTTTCCTGAGCAGGGAGCCTGGTGGATTGCGCGGTATCGGTCCGATGCAATCGTGCGGTGCAGCGCTCTCAGTTGCTGTTGAAGCAGACGAATGGGCAGCACGCTTCTTCAGCCGCGGTGGAGTGCCCATCGTTGACCTGCACTCGCCTACCAACCTGAGCAAGGATGACGCAGAACGTCTCAAGGAACAGTGGCTGGCGAGTGAGTCAAACGAGGTTCGCGTAACCTCAGGCGGAGTGGAAGCAAAGCCCTTTAGTATCAATCCTGAGCAGGCACAGCTGCTTGACTCCCGTAAGCACTCTTCAGCAGACGTGGCAACCATGTTCGGCATGGATGCAGACCTGCTCAATGCTGCAGTCTCAGGGAGCTCACTCACGTATCAGAACGTGGGACAGCGACTTGACAACTTTATTCGTACCACTCTTGCGCCCAACTACCTTGAGCCGATTGAACATGGCATCAGTGAAAGACTGACGCGTACAACGGTCGGACGTTTTAACCTGCAAACGCTTTTGCGAGCGGATATCAATACTCAGGCAACGGTGTTCAGTACGCTGATTGCAGCAGGACTTTCACAGCCTCAGGCACTACAGGTTGCGGGGTTAGATGACCTGGTAGACACAGAGCCGATACCTGCTCCTGAGATTGTCCGCATTGATGTACCATCAGTCGCATGAGCTACCGAAAGATCATTAGGCGTCACGCGACCTCAGACGACACTGTGACGCAACGACCTGCTGCACGTACTGCAAGCAATACACTTGAAACGATGTCGTATCGTGACTTGCAGCAAAAGGCCATTGACCTCGGGATCAGTGGCAAGCAAACGGCTGAAGCACTGAGGGAAGCAATACGTAATGCCGAATGAGCTCACCCTGCAGGGTACTCTGCAGATCAGGGACGAGGACAAGCGCGAAGTAGAGTGCTTTGTCCTTCCTTGGGACACAGACGCAGAGACTGCACGCGGGCTAGAGCGCTTTGAAAAGGGGTCCTTTGAAGGTATTGACCCTGGTCGCTTTGTCTTTCGTCAGCGTCACATGGACCCACCTACGGGCCGCGGCATTGAGCTCAGTGAAAAAGACGACGGCTTGCACATGGCCTTCAAGATTGCCAAGACTGGGGCCGGTGACGAGCAGCTTGAATTGATCCGGGAAGGTGTAGAGGCGGGCGTTTCGGTCGGCTTTGAAGACGGAAAGTTTGACCGAAAGAAGATGACTGACGGTAGAATGCAGTATCTTCACAAGCGCGTGAATGAAACAGGGCAGTTGGAAGTTTCAACGACCTGGAAGCCTGCTTATGCGCAGGCAGCGGTTCTCAATCTCAGAGAGGTACACGACGTGGCAGACGAAACACAGGAGCCAGTGGCTACCACGGAGCAGCCTGCTCCTGCTGCCACACCCGATATCAGCGACAAGCTTGATGCGATCTTTACTCGCATGGACAAGCTCGATGAAGGGCAGCGCAAGTTCGCTGCTGCAGCCATCGCCAATGGTGCACCGGAAGCGCATAACAAGTTCGTGCGACAGATTCAGGTCCAGGTTCGCGAGCTCGCAGAGGTTGTCACTGGTACAAACCTCGGAGTTGTGCCTGATGCAATCTCGTCTGAGATTCTTGGACGGATTGACGAGGGTCGTCCGTTCATGAACAGCACGCGGCAGGTTCCTGCTCCTGCCAGTGGGCTGAACCTCGTCTACCCGAAGATCACACAGCGTCCGCTCGTTGCTACACAGGCGGCTGAGAAGGATGAGGTTGCGTCACGTGCAACTGCCATCACTTCGGTTGACTTCGGGATGGTTACAAAGGCCGGTGCCGGTGACCTTTCCATTCAGTTGATCAAGCGCAGTTCCCCCGACTTCCTGAACCTGTGGCTTGAGCTCCTGGGACAGGCGTATGCGGTGGATAGCGAAGACGGCGCGGTGGACGCGCTGCTTGCTGAGTCTGCAGTTGTGGAAGGCACAGGCACCTTTGATCCTGAGACCGATACGTTCGGTGATGCCTTCAACAACACGATCACTGCAACCGGTCGCACCATGAAGCCAAACCGTATTTGGCTCAGTACCACGGCCCTCATTCAGTTTATGAATGCGCGGACCCCCTCAGGTGGCGGTGGTGAGCCTCTGTACCCTGCTCTGTCAGGCATCAGTGGCTTGACCAGTGGCGGTGGCAGTGACCTCGGATTTACCCTGCAGCCTGTTTGGGTGCCTGCACTCGATAATGAGATTGTCGATGTGATCATCGGGCCATCCGGTGGCTTTGTGTGGGCTGAAGACGGTACGTATACCCTGCAGGCAGATGTGCCTAGCAAGGCAGGCCGTGACGTGGGCATCGTTGGGATGCTGTTCTATGCACCCATCTACCCCGCTGCATTCACGACTTACGTTGTTGCTACCTGAGCATGGCCGACTGGCCTACGCTTGATGAGTTGAAGCTGTCCCTGAACGTCAACACTGACGCCAGGGACGGCCTTCTAAACGCCGCATTGGCTGC